TCTATTTATTCTTGTTATATGCCCCTCAACCTCTTTTGCTTCCTTTATGCTGTCGGGCGACTCAATCTTATAAATCATCGCTTAGCTCCTTTAGCTCTTGTATAGCCTTTGCTATAACGCCGTGCAGCGCCTCATAGTTTACGCAATAATAGCCATTTTCCATTGTGTGAACGATTCCGAACGGGTCTCCACCGCTTAGAATCTCTTGCGCAACAAGCCCATAATGTATGCCCTCTTCGTCCTTAAGCTTGTACGATACAGGGCGCAAGGAAAGAATGTACTCTAAGGCATTTTCTATAGGTTTAATCTCCTTCTTTACTCTCCTATCGCTCCATGCTATCCCTCTGTCATTTGAGAAAATATCGTAACAGCTTAAACGCCCGCCAATATAAGCATCCCTACATTGCCCGCAATTTGCGTAAACCGTAGATCCACACACAACATCATCACAGGCGAACCACCCGAAATAGGTTTTTTCCGTTACTTCAATTTTGCAGTTACTAAAATCTATATAACATCCTGTTATATCCTTATCCGTGGTTATATCTAGGCGGTTTCGCACATTTACAATCGTGCCCCCTAACCCGCAAGCGTCTATAGTGTTGCCACGTAGAAAACTCTTCCCGTTTTCATTTACAATCTGAAAGCTTCCGAAATTTCCGCTTTCTGCTGTAATACTTCCGCTAAGCTTTAAATTCCCTGCATTATCAAGCTTAAAGTTCTTCGAATCGACCTCTAACCCTGTGCCATGAATCACTATCTTTTCAGACGAGAGCTTTATCTCGTTAAGCAGATTATCTTCCTTCACATAAAGGTTTAGTGCTCTACTTGTTTGCTCTATTGCAGTCCTTGCATTTTCTTCGTGGTCTTCCATAGCAAGTGTGAACCCGTCCAGTGAATGAACGAGTTCTACTGCTTTTTCTTCGTTTTGGTAAAACTTCTGATATTCAGACGGGACTATATTGTCACCGTCCACATTTTCAGAAAGAAAGCGGATTTTCTTGTTCAGTTCCGCAAGGTACAGCTTTACCTTTTCAAGGTTCTTAATCTCTCCAATTGCAATCTTCGGAACTGTAAATACGCTCATCGCTCGCTTCCTTTCCCGATAGTCTTACTCATGCCGTACAAGATGAATTTCCCATGCCCTGAAAGCTTATACTGATATCTTTCGCAACGCTTTAGCTTCACAGGAATAAGATAGGTGTTCCGCTTGTCCGCTGTAATAGACGCTTCTCTTCTCCACGTCGCTTCATTGTCATAGCGAACGTACACGGTACATTCTGCATCCGGCTCTAACTCAATGTTAAACTGAAGAGAACGCACCTTCTTCTTGTCAAGCGTACCCTCTTCCAAATACACGGACTCAAGATACCATTCTGTGTTTTCATAGTCCCGCATATCGTCTGCCATTGTATTTCTTGAATAAAGAGGGAACACGCCATTTAAAGGCTTTTCATAAGTGGAATTAAGATTCCCTGAAGCATTTACAAGGCTGTATATCTTTCCTTCTATGTCCGCTTCTTTTATCCATAGCTGATTTTTAAGGTCAAACACATACATAGAACCTTGATTATCGTTTCGCAAATAAACGTAATACTTCCCTCTCCACTGCCCCGCAATAGCATGATTCCACTTGACTTTCAGCTTGTCCGATACCGATTCGGGCATTCCCCCTTGATATATCATCACAGCGTCACGGCTTACATACATGACAGCTTCATTCACATGACAAAGAGAAGCACTACACCCTTCCATTACTCCCCTCGCTTCTACGGTATCAAGGCTGAAGTTTGAGGGTTTCGTGCCGTAAATCGTATGAATGTAGTTTTCTTTAAAGAACACAACATAGCCTTGTTGGCTGATAACGCCCGTAAAATCTCCGTCACTCCCGACAGAAACCGCATAACTGTCTGCCGCCGTGCCTTGGAAGCTGTTCCAATTGGTCGGGTCTCCAAGCTTACACGCATAGATTTCATGGTTCGCACTAGAGCACCCCCACAAGCGATTGTTAAACTCACAAACATAGTCCATATCGGGAACAGCACGAACAATCTTTACTCCGCTTTCTTCCGTGATACTTCGTAATGCCACACCGTTTTCATCTACTGCGGAAATGACAATAAAATCATCCCCTATCTCCTTTATTGCTTTAGTGGCGTTCAGTGTCTCCGTGTACTGTGTAAAGCCTGAAAGAGATACAACATCATCACGCTTGAAATTCTTTCCGATGTTCTTCCCTTGAATCTTTACAAAGCTGGATCCTTCCGAAACAGGGGCAATGCTGATTTGCCCTTCCTGCGTGTAAGAGGATTCCATATCGGTCAGTTCTTCCGTCTTTGTGTTGAATACCTGCTTATCAGGGAAAATGCAGATATATGCGCCCATTCCGACTAGAACCCTGTCTAATTCCACGGTCTTTTTTAATGCTATTCTTTTTTTGCCATAGATAAGCGCATTCTTCCCGAACATATACAAGGAATTCTTATAAAATATTTGTACAGGCTCTTCTGATTCAGTAAAAGGCAAATTCGGCTCTCGCAAAGTAAGGGACGGGAATAGCCTTGACGATATGTTTTTCATATCCAAAAACTCATTATCCGCCCCAACGCTTGACTGATTCAGCCCACCAAAAACGCCGATACTCTGCTTCGTTTTCCCTAGTGGATTCATTTTCTTAAAATTCATCAGATTAACCCCCTCGGTTTTCTCTCGTTATGAATAAGGTATCTGTTCATATAACTAAGCCATGCCTCTTTTTCTGCTTGGTACGCCTGCACGTCGTTAGCGTAGCTTTCTATTTCGTCCTCCAAGAAATCAATCTTTGCTTTAAGGTATGCGATATAGATACCGCTGAAACGGCTGTCTAGGAGAACTACGCTGTCCATATCCTGCGCCGTGTAAGGAACAAGAACGGGAATCCCCCTATCCACGCTTACAATCTTTTTCTCTCCGTTTTCCTCAGTCTCTTCTATTACCTGCATAGCCTCGTTCTGCGCTTCTCCGTCTCTCGCCCTGCTCTCTAAGGGATTCCCAATATAATACGGATCTGTCCCCATGATGGTCACGGTGCTTTCTGATCTTCCCTCTCTAACGGCACTCCCCTTTAGTTCGTCCTTCTCTTTATGGAGATATGCCCTTGCATGAATCGGCTTGATATGCGTTTCCGTTCCCCTCTGAAAAGCTATGTAGTTATCGAATATCTCCGCTTCCACTTCGTTTAAAAACTGCAATTTAAGACTCTCGCTTGTGGCGTTCGGTCTTGCGTCATCAACGAGAGAAAGAATCTCCCCTACTGTTATTTTCATTGTCTCCGCTCCTTCCTTTTTCTTGTATTGTCATTGAACTTCTGTGTATTTTCCCAAGCAAAAAGAGGGGGTACACCCCCTCTCTCTAGTTCTCAGTCTTGGCAATTCTGAAACAAATCGGAATAATTGGTCTTTTTTTAAGTTCCGCTTCTTTATTCGGTCCTTCGGGAATTTTTAGGAACGCCTCTTCTTTTGTCATACTCCCAATATACCCTTCCAAATCCACAATATTAATATTATTTAAATTATTAGTGGATGTAATGAAGCTTCCCTTTCCTAATGCTTTTACAAATTTCTCTTTTTGAAAAAGAGGATAGGGGAGAATTCCTGTGGTTTCAACAGAGCCACCAGCCAACAATAAAGCAGCACTTCCCAAAATATGCGATAAATCCAACGTCCAAATAGTAAAATCATTTTTTGGTTTATTATCATCCCCAAAAACAGAAATCGTTTTATTGCTTATATATTCTTTCTTTAGAGCTTCATGCAGCTCTGCTAGTCGTTTATTATTAAATACCTCAAGATATACAAGTGCATTTATAAAAGTGGGTGAGAGCGTATAATTGTCTACACTGATTTTATTTGTTTGAAATTTATTCGGGTAATCAAAGCTTACAAAGTCTATACATGGTTTAGTCCCAAACGTATCGACCCCCATTACATAAAAACGCATTGAAGGAGTCCCCGGAATTGTAGTTCCTAAATCAATATAATCTCCGGTCTTTATAACATCGTATCCCCCATATTCAACTGCATTTTTCACCCTTTCCAATACTTCTAATGAAGGTGCGTCCATTCTAAAACGACTAGCAATAGGTTTTTCGGAAGAAACTGCTTCTTCTATGTAATCTCTTATATTGTAACTAATTTTTCTTATTGCAAGATCAAGAACTTCTCCACTCACAATTTTATTTCCTGCATACCACGCTTCTCTTTTATTCGGATTTTCTAATAGATGTTCGAATATAGTTCCAATATTTCCATCAACCTTGGACTTTTCTTTTAATGTGTTCTCCACAATCGGCGTAACAGCGCCATTCAGCCCGCTTTTATCAAGGAATCTTTCCTTAGTTCCTTCCGCAACTCCACTAAGGGCACTAGACAACGTTTTTCCATCTACAAGGGTGTTTTCCCCTATATTTTCAAGCGTGCTATTTTCACCACTAACAAGCGTCTTTGTAAGTGCTTTGTAGTCCTTCTGCGGAACTTGCTTTTTCCTTAATTCAGAACCTACGACAGTGATAGCCTCCGCTTCCGTGATTCCGCTCTTTATCTTTCCTACAGCGGCATCAACATAACTATGCATTTCATCGGATGTAACGCCTGCAACCTTCCTGCCTTCCTGTGCCTTCTTTAAGGCTTCAAGAGTCTTTGTCTCGGATTCCTTTGCCTTCTCTGCCGATACCCCCGCTTCCATTTTGTAGCCTTCCGCTTGCTGGCTTGA